ACACCTATGGGAAACATCGTAAAGAACCTTATTGACGAAGGTGCCTCCCTTGGTGTGAGTTCTAGGGGACTAGGAACTTTAAAAGAAAAGAATGGCATCAACGAGGTACAAGATGACTTTGTACTATCAACCGCTGCTGATATAGTAGCAGACCCATCCGCTCCAGACGCCTTTGTAAGAGGTATCATGGAACACAAAGAGTGGGTAATGGTTGAAGGGGCTTGGATGGAACAGGACATAGACCTTGCAGTACGGAGAATTAAGAGAACTAATATCCGTGAACTGGAAGAAGCAAAGATGGAAGTGTTCAGTTCATTCATGGATAAGTTATCAAAAATCTAAAGATTTATAAATAAATACAGTATAACGCAAATCTCAAAGGAGAAATTAACATGGGCGTAGAAAGCAAAATAAGAGAAATGCTCGCAAAGGGTAAGGAAGTAGAATCCGCTCTTAACGAGGAGACTCAAGAACTGGATGAGGCAGGAGCAGCTGAGAATCTAAAACCAAACGCAACTGGTGGTGATTCAAGTAATCCAACTCAAGGGAACTCAAACCCTAATCCAGAAATTCAAGACCTTAGTGGAACTGGAGACAAGCATGGTGGTTTAACATCTGCTATTGGCACCGCTTCCGCATCAAAAATCGGTGACGCACCAAGACCTGCTAATTCAGGCGCTGGTCAGGCACCAAACTATGACGGTGGTACAGATACCGCATCCGTAGTTGCTCAGAAATCTTCCGAAGGTATTCGTGAAGACGAAGAGATTGAAGACGAAATAATCGCTGAAGATGAAGTAGAAACTGAAGAAGAAGAAGTTGTTACTGAATCCGAAGTAGAGGAAGTAGAATCAGAAGAAGAGGAGGACACAGAGGTGTCAGAAGATCAAGAAGAAGAAACTCTGTTTGAAAACGACATCAAAAACCTTTTCGCTGACGAGGAACACCTCTCAGAAGAATTTAAAGTAAAGGCTGCTGAATTATTTGAAACAGTAGTCACTGCAAGACTTGCTAACGAAATGGAATCCATTCAGAAAGAACTTGAAGAACAATCCAATATGGAAAGAGAAACCTTCAAGGAAGAGATGGTTGGTAAAATTGACCAATATCTCAACTATGTCGCTGAGAACTGGATGAAAGAAAACGAGCTTGCAATAGAGCGCGGTCTTAGGACTGAAATAACAGAAGACTTTATTAAGTCACTGAAGAATGTATTCGCAGAACACTACATTGAAGTACCACAAGACAAGTACGATGTATTGGGCGAAATGCAAGACGAAATTGAGTCGCTTAAAAAGAAACTCAATGAGTCAGTTGAGGCGCAGATTAATCTTACCACTGATAGGGAATCGCTAATGCGTTCCAAAGTTATCGGTGAGATAACTGAAGATTTAACATTAACAGAAAAAGAAAAACTTACTTCTTTACTTGAAGATGTTGAATTCGGAAGCAAAGAGATGTTTGCAGAAAAAGTAACTGTTGTTAAAGAGAACTATTTCCCTAAACAAAAAGAGGTTCTTTCAGAAGAGTCAGATTCAAAACTGACTGATACTGTACCAGAATCTATGCTTGAAGAGGGTAGTGTAGTTAACAAGTACGCTCAAGCGATTTCCAGACAACTTAAAAAATAAGTTTATTATAAATACCAATAGGTAACAACCAAAGAAAGTAAATAGGAGACTACAATGTATCTTTCAGAAGAAATCCAAAAAAAGTGGAGTCCAGTATTGGATCACCCCGACCTTGGCGAAATCAAGGACGGCTACCGTAAAGCGGTAACTGCTGTCATTCTTGAAAACCAAGAGAAGGCACTTGCCGAAGAGAAGAATATCACTGAGGCAGTCCACGCAAATAATATGTCAAGTGCAGTTGACACTTATGACCCCATCCTTATCTCATTAGTAAGACGAGCTCTTCCTAATTTGATGGCGTATGATGTCTGTGGTGTTCAACCAATGACAGGGCCAACTGGTCTTATCTTTGCCATGAAATCACATTATACTTCACAAACAGGAACAGAAGCCCTGTTTAACGAAGCTGATACTGATTTCGCTGGTACAGGTACGCACGCTGGTTCAAACCCAGTTGACGGAACATATACAACTGGTACTGGTGTAACTAGAGACAACGCAGAGTTGTTTGGTGACACTGTAACTTTAAACCAAATGGCGTTCTCAATTGAGAAAACAACTGTAACCGCTAAGTCACGAGCTCTTAAAGCAGAATATACTGTGGAACTTGCTCAAGACCTTAAAGCTGTTCACGGTTTAGACGCTGAGTCAGAATTGTCAAACATTCTTTCTCAAGAAATTCTCGCTGAGATTAACCGAGAAGTAATTAGAACTATCTACAAAGTTTCCAAGACAGGTGCTGCTTCGACTGCATCCGCTGGTACTTTTGACCTTGATGTTGATTCAAATGGTCGTTGGTCTGTAGAAAGGTTCAAGGGTCTCTTGTTCAACATTGAACGAGATGCTAATGTTATTGCTCAAGATACTCGTAGAGGGAAAGGTAACTTCATCATCTGTTCTTCAGATGTTGCCTCTGCATTATCAATGGCTGGTGTATTAGATTACACTCCTGCTCTTGATACTAATCTTAATGTTGATGACACAGGTAACACTTTTGCTGGTACTCTTAACGGACGCTACAAAGTGTATGTTGACCCTTATTCTGCTAACACTGGTGCTGCTAGTCAGTTCTATGTCTGTGGTTATAAAGGAACTTCACCATATGACGCTGGTTTATTCTACTGTCCGTATGTACCTTTACAAATGGTTCGTGCGATTGACCCATCTACCTTCCAACCAAAAATTGGTTTCAAGACTAGGTATGGTATGATTGCTAACCCATTCGTAGTAGACGGTTCTGGTAACACAGATGGTGATACATTCACTGCTGACAGAAATCAGTACTATAGGTCTGTAAAAGTTACTAACCTTATGTAACAATAAGAGTTGGGACAACCAACCTAAAAACAAAAGTTTTCGAGGGAGTCTTAGGACTCCCTTTTTTTTGGGCTTGACATTTGTTATAAATAGCAGTATAATATTAATCAATTTAGGTTTAGAACAATGGCATATACAGTAAATCCATCGGTATCAGAAGGTAATTTTGCAGCCCAGTCGGGTTCAGAACTTGATTACCTACGCCCTAATGGATTTAAATTTCAAGTTCATAACATACCAAATGTGTCTTTCTTTTGTCAAGGTGCAAATATTCCCGATATGACTATCGGGTTCCCTGTACAAACTACACCGTTACAGGACATACCATTTCCCGGCGACAAACTCACTTTTGGTGACCTAAATATAAGATTCCTAATACAAGAAAATATGACAAACTATATCGAATTGTATAACTGGTTGGTTGGATTAGGATTCCCAGAAAAACATTCGCAGTTTACAGACTTTGTTAAATCACAAGGTTGGAGAACTGGTGGTCAAAAACCTGCTAAGCAGGAGTCTATTGGTCAAGTCAGTGATGCAAGTTTGTTTGTCTTGGATTCTAATAACAACCCTAACATGGAAATTTTATTTAGAGATGCTTTCCCAATCGCATTGAGTGGGTTAGACTTTGATATATCTGGTGGTGATTCACCTTACTTCACAGGACTGGCATCTTTCAAATATAGGATATTTAATATTAAATCTGTAACTTAACACCCAAGGATATATTATGGCTACATTGAATGAACTTCAAGATATGTGGGCTGAAGATTCAAAAATTGACGAACTAGATCTTGGTTCTGAATCTACCAACACACCAAATCTTCACGCGAAGTATGTGACACATCTCGCTAACTTTAAACTACAACAAAGAAAAGCACAGGCGGACTTGGCTAGACTCGAAAGAGTTAAGTCAGAATACTTTCGTGGTGAACTATCTAAAGAGGAACTTGACCAGTTAGGATGGGAACCTTGGTATAAAAACTCTGTTCTTAAATCTGATATGCGTTCAGTGTTGGACGGTGATGCCGATGTTATCAAACAACAAGATAAAATTTGGTACTTAGAAACAACTGTAGATTTTTTAGATAGGGTATTGCGTAGTTTGAATTCAAGGACATGGGACATAAAAAATGCTGTTGAATGGAATAAAACACAATCTGGCTTATTGTAAATGATTTTTGTCAAACAAAAAGACCATGTGCATATGCATGTGGAAGCCTCTGACGAAGGCATAACAAAAGAGATATCAGACTTCTTTACCTTTGAAGTGCCTGGCGCTTCCTTCATGCCGTCATATAGAAACCGTCATTGGGACGGTAAGATTAGACTGTATAATTATACTAAGAGAGAACTATATGTTGGTCTTTTACCCTACCTATTAGAATTTGCAAAACAACTTGAATATGAAGTCAAGTTAGAGATGGGTGAGATTGGTGAAGAGATGTCAAAAGAAGAGGTTAGAGAGTTCGCCACAAGATTAAAACTTCACAGTGATAGAAAACCTATACAGATAAGAGACTATCAAGAAGACGCTGTATTCGATGCAGTCAACGGTGGGAGAACTCTTTTACTTTCACCTACCGCTAGTGGTAAATCCCTCATAATATACAATCTGGCGCGATATCATCACGCCTTAGGACGAAAACAACTTATTGTAGTCCCTACTACCAGTTTGGTAGAACAAATGTACGGAGACTTTGCTGATTACTCCACACACAATGGTTTTAATGTGTCGAAGTATTGTCATAGGATATACGGTGGTAAAGAGAAATCAAACAAAGCTGACATAGTTATATCTACATGGCAATCTATCTACAAGTATCCAAAGAAATGGTTTGAAGAATTTGATGTGGTGTATGGTGATGAGGCACATCTATTTAAAGCAAAGTCTCTAATGACTCTCATGGACAAATGCACCAACGCCAGATTTAGAATAGGAACTACTGGTACACTGGATGGTACAAAAACACACAGACTAGTCCTTGAAGGTGTGTTTGGTAAAGTGTATAAGGTTACCACCACAAAGAAACTCATGGATAAAAAAGAACTCGCGGAGTTAAAGATAATCTGTATGTTGATAGAGTATACAGACGAAGAAAGAAAGTTAGTATCAAAGATGCCATATAAAGAAGAGATGGATTTTCTGGTAGGTCACGCTGGCAGGAACGATATTATTAGTAAATTAACAATAACGCAGAAGGGTAACACCCTGTTACTTTATCAGTTCGTAGAAAAACATGGCCAGGTTTTATATGATAAAATAACTAAGATGACAGACCGCCCTGTCCATTTTGTATTTGGTGGTACAGAGACAGAACAGAGAGAAAAAATTAGAGCACTGACAGAAAAGTCTGACAACACAATCATCATTGCCAGTTACGGAACCTTTTCTACAGGTATAAATATTAGGAACCTTAATAATATTGTATTCGCCTCGCCTAGTAAAAGTAGAATCAGAAATCTACAGTCAATCGGTAGAGGGCTTCGCAAGAGTGAGATAAAAACAAAGTGTAATTTGTTTGATATTGGAGATGACCTTTCTTGGAGAGAACGAAAAAATTATACACTTAATCATTTACTGGAAAGAATCAAAATGTATAATGAAGAGGCTTTTGATTACAAGGTTGTAAAGATAGATTCAAAAGGAAAGATATGACAAACGAACCGAAAATAATTTGTTTTGATAGTGGATTACAGATAGTAGCAGAGGTAGAAGAAGCGGAAACGCTAGACGCGATTGGTGTTATTAAAGTTCACTATCCAATGGAAATTCTAAGAGTACCAATGTCGATGACCCACGAAGCATATTCCATAAGACCGTGGATGTCATTCTCAAGTGCTACTGTATTTGAAGTAAATAAAAATAATGTGGTTGCCATGGCGCCACTCGGTGAGGGGTATTATGAAGGATACGAAAATTTAAAAAATGGATATTTTAATAAACCGATGGGTCTCCCATCTTCAGATTTTGAGGAGTACTACGAAGAAAACGAAGAACCCCCAATGGATGAAGACACCTTAAAGGAAATGATAGACGAGGTATTGGGAAAAAAGAAAAGGATATTACATTAGCTATAACTATCCTTAAACGACAACTTATTATACAGGATATCTAAAGCAGTTGTCAAGTAGTTTTTTAATTATTTTTTATTAATTAATGCTTGACTTTTGATTAACATTACTATACAATGGGTAACATTATGACTAAGAAATCAGAAACAAATCGACATTATGTCAATAACAAAGAATTTTTGGCGGCGATGACTGCATACCGCGAGTCGGTATTGGAAGCTGCGGAAAAGGGTAAACCTAAACCTCGCGTAACAGAATACATAGGCGAGTGCATGGTTAAGATTGCCAATCACTTGGCATACAAATCAAATTTTGTCAACTATACTTTCAGAGAAGAAATGATTCTTGATGGTATAGAAAATTGTATTACATACATTGACAACTTCAATCCAGAGAAATCCAAGAATCCATTTGCATACTTTACGCAGATTACATACTATGCTTTTCTGAGAAGGATTCAAAAGGAAAAGAAACAACTTGACACTAAGTACAAGTATATTCAGAATCTTGACTTACAATCCATCCTAGATGGTGAAGAAGGACAGGGTGGTTCTGCTGAATTTGTGGAGTATATGAGGAAACAAATAGATGACTCAGAGAAACATAAAGCTCAATACGCAGAACAAGATAAAAAGGTTCCCAAGAGGAGACCTAAGTATCTGGATGACAAGGCAGCTTTAGAGATGGCAAAAGAGAAAATACCCCAGTTGAAAGAAACTGAAAAAAGTTCTTGACTTCTGCCCTAAAACCATGTATACTGTGGTTTATATAAAGTTTAATTGGAGTTTTCTTTATTATGAATATATTTTATTTACATAAAACCCCTACCATATCAGTAAAAATGCATTGCGACAAACATGTCGTAAAGATGGTTATTGAGTATGCTCAGTTATTATCTACTGCCCACAGAATGTTGGATGGTACACAATGGACTGATGCATCTAGTGGTAGGAGAATCAAACGGTGGCGACTAGACAATTCCAACATGGATGGTGTCTTGTACAAAGCGTCACATATCAATCACCCATCTGCCATATGGGTTCGTGAAAATCAGAAACAATATCAATACATGTATAACATGTTTGTTAACCTATGTGACGAATACACATACAGGTATGGTAAGATACACATGACTGATTCCAAATTGCGTGACCTATTGTCTGAGTCACCAAGTAACATGGCACAGGGGTTGTTTCGAGAACCACCACAGTGTATGCCAGATTACTGTAAACAGTCCAACGCTCTTGATGGATACAGAACCTATTACAGAGAAGAGAAGAAGGGATTCGCTAAGTGGACTAAACGCGAAGTACCAGAGTTTATGAATGTCGCATGATTTTATCCAAAGAAGATACCATATATGCAAGTAAAATAGTCGTAGATTACTTCTCAAAGTTTGAGAGGATTGACGATTACTTTCGTGCAAGAAAAATTGAAAGGGTGAAGGCTTTGCCTCCACCTCTTTTTGGTATGAGCGTAGAGGATGATATGTTTCAGAGTTGGGACATGCATCCAGAAGAAATGAATTTTGAAGTTGTTCAAATGAACAATGAGGTGTTTGACCAGATGTTAGAGATGACTGCATCTTTTTCACCAGACCAAGCGCCAGGCAAAGAATTAAAACTGATTGTGAAGGAAACGAATACAAACACAGCAGTTGGTTTTATCAAGTTGGGTTCCCCTTTAATAAACTCCAAACCAAGGAATGATTTCCTTGGAGGGGTTCCCGACTTGCCTATCTTTAACAAGAGGGCAATCATGGGGTTTAATATAGTTCCAGTACAACCATTTGGATTTAATTATCTAGGTGGTAAGTTACTGGCTGCAATTTGTTGTTCGCATGAAGTACGAAGGATGTTGAACAAGAAATATAATACAGAGTTCTGTTTGTTTGAGACTACATCTTTATATGGTAACATCAAGGGTGCT